GTCAAAACCATTAGTGTCTAAGAATATCTTTTTATGTGCCACATTAGAAGGCATCGTTAGATTACCTGTTACATTACCAGTTAACTTAAAGTACTGGAGAGGGAGTTTAGTTTTATCTGTACCCATGGCAACACTCAGGTCACCCGGAGAGTTGATCTCTGAGTAACCCATATTAGAAAATAAAGGGATCATTTGATAAACCTATGATTTGACTGTTTCTATGAAGCTGAATGCCGTACCATTATAAAAACCAACGGATAAAGCAACTGAGTTCCCTATGGTTAAACCAGTGGAGTTTGCCGGCCAAACTATGGTTAATGTGTTAGCCGTTACCGTCTTATCGATAACAACATACTGACCAACGGCTAATGATCCTGCCGTAACGGTAACCACAGTATTACCACCAGTGGTGTCAACTAGTTGATAAATAGACTTAGCTGACCCCGGGGTCAATGTGCCTGTCGCAGTCATTGTGGTGGGTACCAAAAAGGCATTCGCATTCATGTATGTACTTACATCAGTCACTGCTGTCTGAACCATAGTACCATCGTCATTCACAAGAACTCTGTCAGCATCTACTAAAGTGGTTGCAGTAGCTGAGGTGGATCCATTGATGGTATTAAGCTCAGTATGGGTAGGTGAGATAGCTCCTGTGATATTAGGGAACGTAGCTTTAACCGTTGTTTTGATTAACCGTAGATGGTCGTCTGCCTGTGCTAGGGCATCAGTGGAAATTGGATTTGAAGGTACTAAACCATCGATGTAGTTAGAGGTTTCTAGTGGCATGGGATTTCCTACTCTGCTTTAAAAGGACGGACAACAATAACAACAACAAAAAGGGTTTAACACTTTTTTGGAATTGATTGATTATTAAGACCTACTGGGGGTCATTTTCTAAGGTATGGAACCTAAAATTGAACGACATTAACTGTTAAGTGCTTGATATATCTAGGTATCTTAAGTCAAAGGACTATATATCTGTTGATCCTATAATACTAAAGATCACTAAGGTTATTAAGATTAACTGAACTTTATTAGTTATAGGTCATTAGTCGTTGTTACAAATAGGGATCTTAATCACCTAAGTTATCTTTAGTTATCTTTAGTTATATCATCTGTAATCTCATCGCTCCTAGACTTATCCCCCATCTCTTAAGGGTGGACACTACTAGAATGCTTATTAATCAAGGGATATATCTATGTCTACTAACAGGACATTAGTGACCCCTTGATTAACATGTAGTTCTTCTATATCTATAATCATGTGAACTGCTTAAGAGATAACCTGTGTTGCCCTGTTGTAACAACTTATAGTTGGTATTCTTAAGTAGTTCACACCTTTCCTTATTAGTTATCAGATAGTACTCTCACCTTATCCAATGCCTCTTGATCAGCCTTCAGCCTTCGTTGAGGTAGCACTGTGTCAACCAAGGCCTGTCTCTCTTGGTTCTCCATCTGTGTCCACCTGCTGATCTCGAAGGTTGTCCTTAAGCAGGTTGAACATATATCCTTTAGTCGATCAACACGGCATACACCTTCACATACGGTAATCATCAGACTATCTCACAGGCACCACCGACACAGGCTAACTCCTGAGATCCGATAGTGTTATCCTGTTCTTCATAGTCTTTTAGCTTAGACCAGTCTACTGAAGTTGGCATTGCCTGTGACATGAGATCATACTCAGACTGATCGCAGTCTTGGTAAGGAGCTTGTGCATAGCTGTGATCGTCAAATGGTAAGAACGACACACCACTCATCCAGTCGAAGTTCTTATAGACCCAAGCACCAACCTCCAACCACTCACTCTCTTTAACTGAGATGGTTACTGAAGGCTTATGTTCACACCAATACTTTTGATACATGAGCCATAACTCTAGCTGTTCTATGGCTGTCTTATCAGTCCTGAAGACTGCATCCTTTGGTGCTTCCATGGGAAAGCTAAAGATTGTAGTGTTGTCCGGGTTCATCACATCGTCTTCGGCAGGAAATCCAAGGTCAACCATAAGCTTAGTTATCGGGTCTTTCTTATCACCTCTGACTGTTCTAATGTAGTAGGGGTTGTGCCGGGCATGAATGCCTGAGGATGCATCGACTAACTGACTGACTGTGCCTGATGGTTTAACACATGTTATAGCAACCGACTGAGGTACACCAATTAACCGTGCATACTCTTCATTAGTCTTAACTGCCATTGCCTTTAGCTCTTGAAGCAAGACACTAAGTTTACTGTCTGATCCGTTAGTTAATGGGTTATCCATGATCCCGGTTAACGATACACCAAGTAGTCGTTCTTCTTCACAGTTCTTCTTCCAGTCTTTACTGACATATCTAAAGTTTGTCAGTGTTGATTGTAATGTACCTATGATGGTTGCCAGTCGTACCTTCTCCAAGAGTGTCTCTTTAGTATCTGTCGGACGTACAACTACCTCAGATAAGTTACAGAACTCTCTGTCTCTTAGTATGATCTCTGAGCATGGATTAGTTCCAAACTCGTAGCCTTCGACATCCCTTCGTCCTGAGGCATCAGCCATATTATTAGCTGACTGTCTATTGAAGATACCACGTTCACCACTTTTAGATTCATATAAAGACTTCCACTCATCCATGAATATTCCTATGTCCGGGGTTTCAGTGTAGACTGCTGAGTTGTTAGCTAAGGATCTTTGCTTATTAGCATTCCACCATTCACCTGACTTAGCATTTCTCATTCTAGCATCAGATAGGTTAGATAGGCTAATTAATGCTGATCTTCTAACACCACCGACAACAACTACCTCGGCTATCTTACACACAATGTCATGGCATTCGACTGAGTTAAGCTTACGACCTTTAGCATTCTTGATAACCTGTATAGTAAAGTTAAACAGGTTCTCCAGTGGAGTAGCTCCTGATGCCCTGCCACCAAAAGTCTTCAAGGGTGAACCGGCAGGTCGAACCTGTGAAACATCCCATTTAGGTATCTGACCTATGTATAAAAGACCTACTAGTTCCTTATAAGCCTTTGCCCAACCAAGCTTACTGTCTTTAACTTTTATAACAGTATCGCTGTTGAAGAAGGCTTCTGCTATTTTAGGTAGCTTGTTTACATTCTGTCTTTCAACACTAAATCCGACACCGGTGCCGTTCATTAATACATATAGTATTTCATCGAATGCACCCAGTCTATTTACGGCTACGTAGCTACAGTTATAACCTGCTATGTTTTCTTTTTTCAGTGCCTCACCGGCTGTCATTAAGCATCTCATAGAAGGCATAACCCTTAGATCTAATACAGCCTCTTGGAGAGTTTCAGCCAGTACCGGAGGGAGGGTGTACTGGTTGTTCTCCAAGAGGTGTTCTTTGAAAAAGGAAAAGTATCGATCCACAGTCTCGCCCCAATTCTCTCTACGGCCTTCCTCAGGAAGCCAACGAGAATAACGTGACAGGTGGATGAACTGTTGATATAGGCTTGGTAAATAATTATCTAAATGCATTTGGTTCTTTTCCTTCTAGCTGATTAATCCTCATTTCGCAGTACCTGACTGCCTTCTGAAGATCAGTGATTTCTGATTGAATTTCGTCTTGATTGTCGTAGGTCTTTAGACCTGCTCTCATGACGTATTTGATGATGTTACCCTTCCAAAATGACAGGCCGTTCTTCATGATGAAAGACACCGGCTCTATCTTGAATATTTCGTAGTGAGGGGGTTTTGTTATTAGGTTCTCTTCTTTCTTAGCCATAGCTTTCATGAACTCCATATGTCTCATTACCTTCTGCTCCCTCCACGTTCTTGTTTACGATGAAGAAGTCGGCAATGATTGTTGTAAAAGTAGTTGGAAAATCTACTGAGAAACTTGTAGATCCTCAGGTTTAGATTGATCAGGAAGGTGTCCATAGTATCACCTCCTGCTTTGCCTCATCCCAGTCACTGGCTCTTAAAATACGAGCTAACCTAGCCTGTGTTATTGCCTCATCTCTAGTGTGACCTGCCTTTAGATAAGCAGTCTCCACGGCACCCCAATGAGGCCTAGATCCTAAGATAGCCTCAGCCTTTTTGATACCGACACCAACCAATCCTTTATAGCCATCGGTGGTATCACCGGTTAAGGCCTGAGTTAAGAAGTTCTTGTCAGCTTCAGCCTCAGTAACAACCATATGTTCATTGGACATCGGCCGGTATAACCTACAGGGAATTGTCTTCATGTCCTTGTCATCGGAGACTATAACGGTGTTATGAGTACTCTTAATACCCATGACATCATCAGCTTCTAAGGTTGGCATTTGGATTGTCTTATAGTTGTCCTTGCACCAGTTGATCATCTCAACGTAGCCAATAGGCTTTCTTATCTTTTTACGTCCTGCTTTATAGTCGGAGTGTACTGACTTTCTAAAGTTCTCTTTATCCGAAAAACACAAGCAAAACCAATCGGCATCAACTTCCTCTGTGTACCGTTTCACTAACCTATCAAATATCTTTTTAGCAGAGGATAAGTCTGAGGTTATTGACCAAATATCGTCACCCCAGTCTGTCTCGTCTTCAGTCGAAGCCAAGGTTCTATACAGATATAAATCTGCATCTATTAGTGCCATCATTCGTCATTCTCCTTCATGTAATCAATTCCTTCATCCGTGGCTAACCAATGCCTACCCCATGAGATGTTATCCATCTTCAATGTGATAAGACCCTCGGTGGCACATATTCCAACTAACTCGGCATTGTCTCGAGCTATTTTACCCCGGGTCGTGAAAGGTTGTGTCCAAGCACACCAAATAATGTAACAGAGGCCGTCTACTGCCTCTGCTGTCTTTTCGTTCAACTCAATTTCTGCTTTAGTGAGTTTCTGCCCAGTTCGATCCGATGGTGTATTCAGATGCAATTGGGATTTTGAACTTGAAGTAGTCACCTGCTTCTTTCGCCATTCGTCCAGTGATATCACCGACATTATCTTCTATTCCTTTCTTACATTTAATTTGAACCTCATCATGAACCCAAGCTATAATCTTGGCATCGAGGCCTTGTTTCTTGAGTTCTTGATCTATGAGGATGACCCACTTCTTAGAGATTGTTGATCCGGTGTTTTGAAGTAGGGTATTCAAGGATGCATGTTCTGAACGGATCTTAACTCGTTCACCGGTAAGACCAATTAAGTAGCCTCGTTTAGATGCAATACTTACTTGGTTTTTAAGCTGAGTGAATGAAGGCATAGCTCTAAAGAACTTCTCTTTAGTCGCCTTACCTTCTTTAGCTCCTTTACCTAAAACCTGACCTACTCGAAGGTCACCACCACCATATAATAAAGTGTAGATAAACTTCTTCGCTTGATCTCTTGTCTCTAGTTCAGCAAGTTTTTGATTTGTGGTGTGGATGTCACCGTTTAGGATCTCCTGAGCATAATCACCACCGTCAGTGTATGCTAAGAAGTGAGCTAAACACCTAAGCTCAAGGCCTGATAGATCTGATCCAACTAAAGAATAACCATTAGGAACCGTGAATAACTCACGGCATTCCTTACCAAACTCAGAACCAACACTTGGAACTTGAGCTAAATTTGGATAACGATGCGAAGCTCTTAAAGTTACAGTTCCTGCTGAAATAATGCTGTGACGAATACAACCATCCTTCTCCACTAGCTTAAGCCAAGCCTGAGAACCCTCAGCCAGTTGGCCTATACGTTTCTGAAGTAAGAACATATAGGCCAACTTTTTGGCCTCGGGGTAGGGGAGGATAGATAGTATACTTTCGTCAATCTGAGCTTCACCTGAAGGAGTAAACTTCTTAGGTTTCCACTTGTACTTTTTCTCTAAGCAGAACTGTATATGTCGTCTGCTATTTGGGTTGAAGTCGATCACCTTTACTTTCGTAAACGGTTCCCCTTTGGTGTAACCTAAGGTCTTGTTATTAACCTTCGGTATAAACTCAGTATGAATCTCCCACGGCTCAAACAATGTCTGAAGTTCGACTTCAAGATCGGCTCTTCTTTGAGCCAGTTTAGAATATAAATCACCTGCTTTCTTTTCATTAAATGACCATCCCTCAGCACCTATCCTGTTACAGACTTCAGCTATTTGATGTTCAAAGGCTACACTCTCTTTAGACCATTTACCCGGTGCAAGATGCTTCAAAAGTTCATGGGTGACTTGTACGTCCTGTTCACAATAACTCTGCATTTCTTCTGACCAGTTAGACCAATCAGTAGTCTCACCATAATCACCCTTAAGAATACCAAGACGTATACCCCAAGCCTTCAGGCCGTGAGATCCGTTTAGCTTACGAGGGAGAGCCATAGAGGAGAAATCCATGTTACCTTGATCAGCTTT